CCCGCCGTCCTCAACGCCGCGAGATCATTTCGACCGGAACCGCGCCGCCCGGGCAGGGGAAACCGGCCCCGGCCCGTCACGCCGCGCGTGCGTTTTCGTAGCGTTTTCGTACTCGATCCGCGCATCGTTTCGCCCCGGCCCGCCGCCGGACGGTTCACGTTATGATGATTAAAATATGCCAATGGTCATTAAAGCCATTTTCAGGCGATTTGACGGCCCTGTTTCAATCCGTGGGTAAATTATCGCAAAAACACGTGCAGGCCCGTCAGAACGCATCCTGGTGAACCGGAGGGGCATCTGCGCTTGCCGATCCCGTTCTGCCGGATGAGAACCGCACCGCCCGCGTGCCGTTTCCCGCGATTCTGGGGCCCTCTGAGCCGCCTCTGAGCCGCCGGACGGGGAAATACCCGCCCGCGCACGGGAAGGGGCGCACAGGGCCGCTGTAGCCCGCCGCGCGCATTGCATCCATGTACGCGACGCCGCCAATCATTTCGTTTTGTAAATCGTGTGTATGTACCGCCGCCAATCATTTCGGATTGCAAATCGTGTGGATACACCGCCGCGGATCATTTCGGATTGCAATTTGTCAGAGAAAAATGGCGCAAATGACGCAAAAAGATATTGACAGGAACATAGAGGCGTGCTATTATTCGTGGTGGAAGGAGTTGATATTAATGGCAATCAGAAGGTCACAGATTGAAGCGACAAGGCGCTACAAAGAGCGCCATTACTGGCGGGCTGAGTTTTTCTCCCCGTCCGGGAGAGAGAAAGACATCAAGGCCCGCGCCGAATCTCTCGGCCTGTCCGTCAACGCCTACATGAACAAGCTGATTCGTGAGGATCTGGGCATGACGGAAGAGGAGTGGAAAGCGCGCGACGACGGCGACCAGCAGGAATAAACATCAGCCGGATTGCAACGCGCCGCATCATTTCAAATCAAAAACCGACTTTAGTCTCGTGCTGTGACTTCGGTCGGTTCTTTTCATTCCGTTTCGTTTTATCGCCCATATCTTCTGTTCACCCGGTCGCGGTTCCGGTGCGCCTCCTCCAGGCTGCACCCGCGATGCGCTGCGTAGTATTCCATGTCCGCCTGTGTCGCGCGCTCATACGCGCGGATATAGCACCGTTCCAGCCAGCCGGAGATAATCATGTACAGCAGCATATGCCCCTCCGCGAATCATTTTCATTCGGGATTGTTTGACCAGGGACAAAGGGTTCAATTTCGTTCGGAACATTTCGCCCCAAAACAAAAAAATCCTCCCCGCGTGATACGGAGAGGATCATTTCGGGCCGGATTGCGCCGCCCGGACGGAGCGGAACCATTTCTGCCACGGTTTCGCTTTCAGGACGGAGCGGAATCATTTTGGGTTGCGCTTCGCCGTCCGTTATTCGTCATCCGGGTATGGGACATTGTAGTTAATCGCGGACGCGACCGGGAAAGCGGTTGCCATGTTTGTCACCACGCCGGACGCAAACTCGCAGTTCACCACGCCCGTGTACCCGTACGTCGCCCCATTTGATATTGACCGGATGCTGTTCGGCAGGTAAATCGTACCGGTGCGGATGTTATGCAAACTGTGCGCGTAGATGGTCGTCACCCCGCGCGGCACCTTGTACGCCCCGCCGCCCTGGCTCCATGTCTCCCAGTCCTCCGCGCTGTAGGAGATCTGCCGCGTGATTTTCTCGCGGTTATGCACGCCAGCCCGCACCCGCAGGTTGATCTGGTGCGCGAAGCTCGGGTAGGTCGCCACGGACGGGATGGGCACGCCGTCCGCGTTGCTGCCGACGGCGAAAAGCACCTCCGCGCTGCCGATCTGGGCATACAGCCCGATGCTGCGCAGCATGAAAGCATTTTTCCCCGCGCCCATCACGAGCGGGATCACCGTCATCCCGTCAACGGTCTGCGCCGGTCGCACGGCCATTGAAGTGCCGCTGAAAGTGGTCAGTTTTGACCGCGCGTACTCGCCCTGGACGGCGGTTTCAGAGGCGTATGCGCGGGTGTATTGCACTGCGTTCCCCCGCCGGAGCAGTCTGCTGGCCGCAAGGGTCAGCGTAAAATTCCACGCCATGGTTTATGCTCCTTTCGCGCGTCAACTATCCAGATAGTGCAGTGTAGGGTCGCCGCCAGTTAGGCTTTTTGCGCCCCACGGGAAGTTGCTTAAATCCTGCCCACGGTATACATAGATCCCGCTAACAGTGACATTTTGAAGTGCGTTTGCGGCGATGTTGGCTGAAAATCCTCTGCTGAGGTAGAGCTGGGTGAACCTGTTTGAGTTAAATGCCGCGTCGCTGATCGTCTGAAAACCGCAATTGCTGGAAGCTGTAAGGTTGCGCAATTTCGGAACGCGCGCAGCATCCAGTTCGCCAGTCCTGAGAGTGCCGATTGCAGCGTCTTCCATAAGCGAGATTCTCTCAAGTTTGAAGAATGTATAATCAGCAAACGTTTGCGTGCCGCCGGAGTAGAGCGGCAAAAAATCGCTGGCTATTCTGATCGCCAGAAGGACCGGCTGCAGTCTGTATTGTGCGAGGCTCAATGCGGCATGGAAGAAATGTACTTCATCTGTGGCAATAAGATAATACGGAGACGCGGCGAACACATAATCCGGCACATCATATTCATCGAACCAGAGCCACAAACGGCGAATTGAACATCCCTGACCTTCACTGCTCACCCAGTTGCGCCAGCTGCCGAAAATGCCCTGGTTCTGGATGCCATCAGACGCGAATACGAGCTTGCCGCCTCTCAGATCCAGGTCCAGCTCGTTGTTTACTGTATCAAACGCACCCCGCCCGACAGTCATCGTGCCGCTGTGATCGAGTGTCGTTTCGATTGTTACAGCTTTTAGGCTCGTACAATACCAGAATGCATGAATGCCGATGGATTGCGCGTAGCCGTTGACGGATTCCAGATTTTCACAATGAGCAAATGCTCCATCCCCGATTTCCAGCATATGTTGGCCGAGATCGAGCGCTGTGATTCCGGTAGAGCCGAACGCTGACCGCCCGATGCGCAGGTATGCGTCATAACCATGACCATTATAGCGCGCACGCTTATTAAACCGGAGTGTGTTCAGCGGCGTGCTGTAGAATGCTGCATCCCCGATTTCGCCGACAGCGTCCGGGATGTCAGCCGAAGTCATGTCGAAGCGGTCAGAAAAGGCCCGGTCCGCGATCTTCGTTGCGTCCTGCGGGATAGAATCATTTTCCACGCCGGCGCCCTCCATGTAGAGCGCGAGCTCATTCTCTTCGCCCGATTGAAGGAACGAAAGCGTTTGCCTTATCATGCCTTCTTTGCGGTATGTCAGCTCATACCCGTCTGGATTCGTTGTCGTGTATGATACGCCGAAAAGGGTCTCCGCATCCCCGTCAGCGACCCAGATGCCAATCTCACGGAGGAAAAACGTTCTTTCCAATCCGACGTTCGTGATCTCCATCGTGATCCCGCCATAGCTGCCGTAAGACAGGACAACGCCCGTGGAATAGGTCACGCCGTTCAAAACACGGCTTCCGCCCTCGTTCCAGTCCTGCACGTGGTGTTTCAGCGCGGTCAGCCCCGCCGCCTCCGTGTCGCTTGCGATGGTGCCGTCGCCAAAGTCGATCCGCGTCACACGGATTGGCTCCATTCGTGCCCATTTCGCCGCGCCTGCTTCCGTGGCAACACATCTCCACATGATCGCACCCCCTTATAACACGATGTCCGTATACTGCACGTTCCCGGCCAGCGGGATCAGCAGGTCAACATTCTCGGCAGGGTTGCTTCCCGCCACGCCGATCAGGGTCGAGCGCACGTTGCCGACCATTTGCCCGATGGTCATCAGCCAGTCAAATGCCGGCGTTCCAGGCTCGATTTCCTGCGACGTGCTGACGGCGTAGATGTTGCTGCCGCTCTCCGGCGGGTAGGCCATGGCGTAAGCATCCGCGTCCGGCACGACGCTTGCGCTGTCTGCGATGGTCAGCAGCGCCTGCACGACCGCCTTCTCCGTCCCGTAATACCGATACATTTCCATGGCGTTGGCAACCAGGTAGCGTTTCACGGAGATGTCCGCGTCGTAGTCGTAGAGGATGTTATCCTCCCATGCCACCTCGTCCAGGCGGCGCTCGCTCATCTTCTCCGGGTTAAGGATTTCGTCCAAGCCGTCCCGGATGATCTCCAGCACGGCATTCAGCCCCGCGCACAGCGCGGCGCACATCGCCCGCCCCGTCCTGTCCTGCGTCAGGAATTTCGGGAAGAGCTCGTTCGGCGTAACTGCGCTGATCATTTCGTCCTCCTTACATGGTCACGGTGATGTCGCCAACGAAGTAGGTCTGGCTATCCACCGGCAGCGCCACGCGCTGTGCGGTGGTGTAAGTGGTCCCCTCGATGGTCGCGCTCACCTGCGTGTAGGCCACGCTCTTCGCGCCCGCCTGGTACAGGGCTGCCGTCAGCCTCTCCGGGTTCCATTCGCCGACATAGGCGTAATCCTGCCAGGAGCGGTATTCGGCCACGGCCTCCTCCACCGCTTCGGAGATGTCCCCGTCGTGGCCCACGGTCACATTCAGCGTGTAGGGGACCTTGGTCCCCGCGTGCACGAAAATCAGGTCGGTCAGAGGTTTTTTCGCCGGGTCGTTCACCTCCGCACGCGCTGCCTGGATTGCGTTTGCCTCGGTGATTTCGTCGGGATTATATGCAAGATACAGTCCCACGCAGGCGCGGGTGGCGTACTGCGTCACCGTCTGCTGGTCCGGGTCGTACTCCACCCATTCATGGGCGGACGTGTCGTAGTAGGCGTAGACTTGTTTGCACAGCGCGTCCTTAATGCCCGTGTGGGCGTTCCGTGCGGCGCTCTCGTAGCTGTTCTTGGTCCCGGTGGTCACGGCGGTCAGGCCCCAGGTGCGGATGCGCTCCCGGTAGGTGTCATCGTCCTCCTCGTCCGCGCCTTCTTCGGTCAGGTAGCCGGTCATGGCCACCACGTCCCCGGTCCCGTCCACGTCGGCGGAGAAGTTCAGCGGGGATCCCGCCTCCGTCACGCAGTTCCCCGCCGTTCCGGCGGTCTCGCAGGTGGCGGTCGCGTCTCCCTCCGTGCCGGATGTGAGGTCGATGGCCTCGTCCAGGGCGAAGTAGGTCACGCCGTCCGGGGTCACCAGCGTACCCTCCGGTACGCTCTCCTCCGTAGCCCCCGCCGCCTTGGTCCAATGCACCCGGATCTTCGCGTAGGTCGCGTCCGTGCGGGGGCAGTTCCGCTTTTCTCCATAGATGTCGAGGTATTCGCCCACCGCGTAGCGCAGGGTGTCCATGCGCAGGGCGGTGTCCACGCCCGCCAGCATCACCACCAGGGCGGACTGCACGCCGCGCAGGAGCATTTCCTTTTCGTCTCCGGGGTAGAGCGCCTCGCCGCCCTGGGCCTGATACTCCGCGATCATCGCGTCCCAGATGGCGTCCGGGTCATAGGTGATATAGTGCACCTCGCTGTTGTTCATGCTGTCCTCCTCAGTCTTCGCCGATATTGACCACGCAATGGTAGACGGCGGTCCCGTCCGTGTCGCGCATCTCGCACCAGCCGTCCGCCACCTGCACGCGGGGCTCCGCCTGCATCACACGGTCGAGCTCCGGCACGAGCGAATAGTTCGTCTCCTCCCGCGTCATGTGGAAGAGGGCGGGGTCAATCCCCCGCCAGCGCCCGTAGGGCACTTCCCCGGCTTGCAGGAGCATCAGGTTCCGGCAGTTTTGAAGGACGCGCTCCAGTCCGACCGATTCCCATAGGATCGGGCGCGTCTCTGTGGTTATTTCATACTGCGCCATTTTCCAGTCTCCTTACTTTCCCTTCTTGTCCGGTTTCAGCTTGCCGCCAAGCAGGCCGGAGAGCCCGGTCAGGAAGGTGCTCGTCGAGTCCATGAGCGCCGTCAGCACGCCTGCGGGGCTGGTGGCCGGTCCGGGCGTTGTGTCCGTTCCCGGTGGTATCACCGTGTCCGGGGCTGGGGTTGCGCCGGCGGTTATGATGATGCCGTTGCGGATGTTGTGGGGCACGCCGTCGATGTATAGCATCCCGGTGAATTTTCCGTATCCAGCTTTGGTCACCGCGTCCTGCTTGCTTGCGGCGAACACGGTCTTGGCGGCCTTCCCGGATTCCTGCACCTTGTAGTTCTTGTCCTTGAGGATCCCCTTCACGATCTCGTGCCGCACGCCGTCGATGTAGATGTTCCCGGTATAGCCGACCTTGCCGCACTTGCGGCACACCTGGTTTACGGCCCCCTGCATACTGGAGGCGGTCACCTCCAGCACGGCCATGCCCTCGATCTGCACCTTGTACTTCCGGTTCCCGCCGCCTCCGGGGCCGGTGGTGGTGGTGGTTTCGCCGTCGCCCTTGGTTCCCTGCTTCAGCGTCAGGGAAAACTCACAATGCATCCATTCCCCGTTCGGGGCGAACTGCACCTTGCTGATCTGGGCGTTCGTGGCGATGAACTTGAAGCCGAAAGCCTTCTTGCCATTGAAATAGAGCAGGCCGGAGGTCCCGCTCCTCGCGGCCTCAAGCAGCTCTTTCGCGCTCTTCTGCGGGGTCTCGCCGATCTGCGCATTGAAGATGCCCGTCAGCGTCACCTGCGTCGGGCCTTTGCTTTTCACGGATGCAAACTGCTCCCCGTCCACGGTGGTGTCCTCCGTCACGCAGGCGGAGGTCAGGGTCACGTCCGCGAGGCCGCGTATCCGCGTCTTGGAAGCGTAAAACCGGATTTTTCCCCATTGTACAAGGTCTGCCATTTTACGCCTCCTTCTTCCAGGGCGCGGCGCTCTCCTGCTCCAGCGTCTCGCTGACGTCAGGCAGTTTCAGCCGCTCCGTGCCGCGCATCACGATACGGTCCGTGTACTGCGGGTTCACGCAGAGCATTTCCCGCGCGTATTCCCATCTGCCGTACAGGGCCATGGCGATGCTGTCCCATGTTTCCCCGGCAGCGGGGAGGTAGACATACGGTATCGTTCTCATTGTCTTCCTCCTCAGTAGGCGCTGACGGCGGCCATGAGGCGGTCATCACGCATCACGTCGCGCATCAGTTTCGCCAGTTCCTTCTTGTCCTGTTTCAGCACCTCCGCAAGGCCGCTCGCGTTCCCGGCGTAGATGGTCGGGGCGTAGGTCACGGGGACGGTCACGTTCTGCGGGTTACCGCTCAGTCCGCCGGTGCGTGCGATGAGCTCTCCCCAGGAGAATCCGCTCGCGGCGCGTGCGCTGTTCAGCAGCTCCGCCGTGCGGCTGCTGTGCTCCTCCGGGATCGCCCATTCCGCGCCGGCCTCGCCGAAGATAGAGGCGCGTGTCGCGCGT